CGCCAACTATATCGGAAGTAGTACGAATAAAAGTCTCCAACGCCCTTTCAAACAGACCAGCTTCGAGATCATCAAACGAAACATTATAGTTGTTGCTCAGTGCAAGAGGCGAAGGTAAAACTATAGTTGCAGTTGGTTCGTCGGGATTTGGTTTTTGACTATCGAAGAATCGAAAGCGTATCATAGCCGGCGATGTTTTCGTTATCGTGGATGGAAAAACTATTGTGCTCATTGGTTACCTATCTGTTGTGGATTGTTACTTGGTGTGACATCGTTAAGATCACTTCTTACATCCATTGGTATTCCACCTGGCTCAACTGGACCATCGAATGTGGATGTCGTAAAATCTCTGTAACATAAAATGATGTTGTAGAGCAGAGCTTCGTTAGTAGATTCGTTTGACATCTGAACTTGACCGATGGACTCACACCAGACATTAGATAGACTATATTGCAGGGTTGGACTTCCCGGCGTTCCTAATTCGGAAGAAGCAGGAACCGGTCCCACTCCCTGTTTAGTAACTGATCGAATCAATATTGTCATATCGGTAGTATAGTCGTCTTGATATGTCAGTGTACCTGAACTTGGTGAAACCCCCAGCGACTGCCATGCGTGAAAAGCATATAGCAGTGGATCATTTCTTCTCATCAACAGGGTCATGTTGATTTCACCGTCGTAAGTTGAAATGTAAGGAAACTGACGAAGGGGTCCGCCATAATACACCGACTGTTTGGATGATGTTCGTGAAGGTAAAGTAAAGGAACGCACTGCCACATTCATGTCCAATACGTTCTGTTTACTGAATCTAAATTTCTTTTCCAGTCCTTCTCTTTCTCGAATTGCTTCAGTTCGATTGGGAGCGGACACTGTAGTAGTTGGTCCAGTGGGTAAGATGATTTCAAAATCATAGGGATGAACAATGTTCTGTCCCCTTGCAATAGTATTTTTGATTAAATCTACTTTTGGTGAAATCATCTGTTTGATTCTCCTAGAAGTTTTCTTATCTTCTTACTGGTTTCCGTCTGTATAACGTGCGACTTCTTCTTTATGAAATGTTCTGTAGGCAAAGCTAAAGCGGTTTCCCAGTATTTAGGGTTTATTTCGTATACCCTCGAACGTATTCGATTTGTTTTATATTCCTTTAAACCGGCAAGTCCTCTTATGTATTTCTTACTTTCTGATATTATTCTATAATACATTCTAAATCTTGCTTGCTCTCCGAGATTTCTATCTGTAAGTAACGGCCACATTGAGTAGAAAGTTCTCATTCTGTCCTGTATAGAATAGTAGTGAAGGTTGACACCGATCACTGTGTCCTTGTCCGGAACCTCCACGATGAGAATTAACGGTTGTGCATCGAAGTATGGGAGTGTCTTGTATGTCTGGGGAAAATAACGAAAGGTAATCATCTTTCCGACTTCTTTGAGTACGGGTTTAAATTCAGTCTTACCGTAGATTCGATTGGAATATGATTCAAATACATCTGGAGTGTATAGAGCAGTTCCCAATTCCTGTCTTGCCTCCGTATACATCTTTTTTGCATTGGCGGGCGAGGGGTTCTTGGTAACTTTGAATTTTTCGAGGATCGATATTGGATCTTTTTCTTTTTTAGCCATCTGTTTCCTTCTTGAACAAAGTATCCTCGGTCACGATCATGAACTTCCATCCTCTCGCCTCGCAGACCTTTTCCGCTGCATCCCACTTTGCCTTATTCACTGAATATGTTTTTACCTCATTGATGAATGTCTTGGTTTTTTTCTTAGGCTTTACTGGTGGTTTCGTCTGCTTCTTTGGTTTGACCTCTATCAGAAAGGTTTGTATTTCCTTGTTCTTGTTCTGCACTTCCATTATGAAATCAACGTAATAACGATGTCGTTTGCCATCGACCGGCGAAACGTACATCACTATTGTTTCCTCTGAACCCCATCTCAAGACGGATGGATTGTTGTCCATCCAATTCATCATTTTTCTTTCCCACAACGAGCGATAAATAACTCGGGTGGGATTCCCGATATACTTGGAGGGATTTTTTGGTGTATACTTTCCTTTGTATGCCATCTTTTCCCCTAAATATATATGTTCATTTTGGAGAAATATAATGACATTACCGAAAATTGCAGTGAAGACGTACAGTGTAAAATTGCCTATATGCAACAAGACGATAAAGATTCGTCCGTTTACAGTGAAAGAACAAAAAACACTACTGATGACTGCCAGTGAAATTGGTGAAGAGGTTACGGGTGCAAGTAGAAGTCACATAATATCAAATTGCCTAGAGGTATTGCAAGCGTGTGTTCAAGGTGATCATGATCTAACCGAGCTGAGTGTGACCGACTTTGTTTATCTTATGGTAAAGCTTCGAGAGTTCTCTGTCGGTGAAGAGATCAAACTCGCATACAAGTGTCCGTGTGGTGAGTCTGTGAACCCTGTGATGGTCTTGAAGAACATGAAGGTGAAGAACATCAAGAAAGGTTCTGACTACGAGAAGGAACTGAAAATTACACCAGAGGTAATGATTAAACTACGACCACCCAAAGTAAAAGAATCCATGTTGATGAGTGAAATGGAATCCGGTGACGATCTAAGCACATCGATACTTGCAAGTTGCATAAAAGAGATCGCAGACGCCGAAACAGTATATGACACATCAGATTATAGTATAGAAGAGTTAAACGAATTTGTTGATGGATTTCCCATTGAAAAGTTAAAAGACATTCAGAAGTATTTTGAGAGTCTTCCATACCCTTACATCAAGATAACTGCCGAATGCCCAGATCCGGACGGTAAAATTGATGTGGAGGTGAAAGACATTTTTGATTTTTTTTGATGATCATGGCCCACGATGAATTGACAAACTACTACCAGACAAATTTTGCTCTAATGAAATTTCATAACTATACATTAGAGGACTTGGAAAATATGTTACCGTGGGAACGAGAACTCTATGTGATACTGGTTGAGAATTGGGTCAAGGAACAAAAGGACGAGGCCAGAGAACGTCAATCCAAACAAAGAGGTAAGTAAATGCTTCCAAGATTACTAGGCGCGGGACTACAGGGAATGTCATCTGTTGGTGGCGCAATACAAAAATCTGTTCGTACTGGATCACAAGCAATAGGAGCGTTGGCTCTGTCTCAGACAGAACCAGAAGTTTTAGCTGCAATGGCTGGTGGTAAAAAACTACTGAGTAAAATAAATCTAACTAGACGTTCTCCACAAGCCGAACCATCCAGTTTAGAACCTGAAGTAATGGATTCGGCAATCTCAATGCCTACGGACTCACCTCTGGCCGGCCTCCAACAAGCCATCGAGGGAGTCGGAGAGTCCATCACAAACAGACTGTCTAGTTTGGAAACCAGATTGAGTGATATGGCTGATGATGTGTTCAGTCTTAATTTTACAACAGATGTAATCTCCACTGTACTTGAAGAGATTTCAACAATTGCAACCAGTATTCTGGGAGCGATGCCCGACTTGGAAGGTAGAAGAGAAGCTTCTCGACTCGAACGCCGGCGAGCACGTCGGCGAGAATCATCACTTACCAGAGCTGACGGTACAACGGCTTCGGGTGGTGGCAGTGGAATGATGTCAATGTTAGGACTTCTACCTCTTCTTGGAATACTGGGTTCGGTAGCAGCCGCAATTGCTCCAATCGCTGTTCCTTTGGTTGGTGCTGTTGCTGGTATAACTGCACTCATAGCTTTCTTAAAGTCTGATTTTGCTGATAAGATAACGGACGCAATTGCAAATAGCATATTCGACCCAGAAGAAGAACTCGCAAAACTAAACGAAAGCAGTAAAAACTTTGTTGGTATCTTAACAGATATGAAAGATAAACAACAAGAACACTACGACAGTCTCTCAGCAGAAGACCGTACGGCCGTAGATCAATTTAAGTCAGATGCAGTACCAGTTGTTGCGGCGAACAATAGAACTGGTACGATGACTTCTACGGCACGGGTCGAAGCAGCATCCGAAACAGGGAATGTTGCTGCATTGGAACAAGAAATAATTAGAGCCGAAGGAACGGCCAATACGGTTCAACAACATATAGATACAACCACATATGATGATTCGTGGTGGGGTACGATAAAAGGACTTGCATTATTGGGACTGGATGCCACGACCCTTGGTGGTGCGAGTATGATTAGTTCTGCGATGGGCGGTGGCACCTCGCTGGGAATGCTGGGTGAACAAGTAAAGTCAGGTTTTGGAGTCCAGACCAAAATAGGGGAGTCAGAACTTGCTGGATCAATGGATCGGGATTCTGTAGAGTCTCGTAGAGAAGATGCTGAAAGAGCCCGAGAAGCAATACAACAAATTACAACAAATAATAACACTACAATTGTAAATCCAACAGAACCAGCGAAACCACAAGCAGACGGAATAGCTGGTTCTCCTAGTGGTCGATTTGTTCCTATTCAATAATAAAAAAGTGGGGTCCGAAGACCCCACTCCTCCCAAACTCTTTAATTAATTTCAACCTTCGTTAGCGAGACGCTCGAAGTACGACATTGCGTCGTCTTCTTGCTCCGGTTCGACGGCTGGAGCCTTCTCCGGTGACGGAGTGGGAGTTCGTTCTTCGTAGGAAACCGTAGTCTCCTCCGCAGTCGTGGTGTTCTCAGTACCAGAGAGAACACGATCAAGCTTCGTCTTCAGTTCATCGTAAGACTTGAAGTTGCTCTTGTCACTGAATTCGGAAAGATCGTACTGCTTGTTGTAAAGCGTTTCGAGTTCCGTATCATCACCACCGAGAAGTTCAGAAGGCTGTTCGAATTCTGACTTGTCGTAGTTGGTGTAACCAGCAACCTTGCGAACCTTGAGACGGAAGTTAGCACCCTTCCAGAAGTCGAACGGATTGATTGCCGCTTCGTCTTCAAACTCGGGGTTCATGGCTTCGTTGATCTTGTCGAAGATCTTCTTACCATACTTGTAGAGGAAAATCTTACCTTCGTTCTCTGGGTTGGAAGGATCACTGACGATGTAGATGTTGCTGATGTAGTTAAGCTTGCGCTTACGCTCACGGGCAATATCCTTGTCCGATTCCATACCAGAGTTCCACAGACGAGTGTTCATCTCGGAAACGGGATCCTTGTCACCAATAGTGGTGCGAGAGTTCTCGATGTACCAACCACCGGGGCCCTTGAAGGCGTGGTTGAACAGACGAACCCACGGGATGTCCTGATTCTCGCCAGGCGGAAGGAAACGAATCACGGCGTATCCGTTACCTGACTGGTCCTGACTGGGACGCCAGAAACGATCGTCCTTGTAGGACTTACTACCCTTACTCATCTTCTCCATCTCGGCGTTAAGGCGAGCGG